CGCATGAACGATTTAGAGAGAGCTTTCCAAGTAACAGTAAGATAGTAGCTCTACAATGGCAGGACAACGAATGGTTTCCTGAAGTGCTTAATGAGCAGAGACTAGAAGATAAAGAGAAACGACCTGACATGTATGAACACATTTGGGAGGGCGGCTATCTTGTTTATTCAGAGGGCGCATACTATTCTACTGAATTACGCAGAGCTAAGGATGAAGACAGAATCACTAAGGTAAGATACGACAGAGGCAAGGGTGTCATAACAGCATGGGATTTAGGTATAGGTGATTCAACAAGCATAGTCTTTGCACAATTCATTGGAGCTGAGGTTCACATTATTGATTTCTATGAAGCATCAGGTGCAGGTCTTGAACACTATGTCAAGGTTCTTCAGGACAGAGGTTATGTCTATGACCAACACGTTCTACCACATGATGTCAGAGTACGAGAGCTTGGTTCAGGTAAGTCTCGTGTCGAGATGTTGGAAGAGCTAGGCATACACAATATTGAGATAGCACCACAACTACTTATTGACGATGGAATACAACAAGTGAGAACTTTGTTAGACAAATGTTATTTCGATGAGGTATCATGTGAGAAACTCATTGACTCCTTACTCGCTTACAGTAGAGAGTGGGATGACAATGGTATGACTTGGAGAATGAGACCAAAGCATGATTGGAGTTCACATGCGGCAGATGCGATGAGGTATCTTGCTATAGGATACAGACCATTCAACGAGAACTGGGATAAACCATTAAGGAGAAACTTGCAAGGAGTAGTATGACAGGTTTGCTTGGTGCAATGACATCAGAAGAGATAAGCTCAATGCCTCGTGAGGGATGGGCCAACGTCAACGACCCTCCTGAAATAAGAGAATGGTTATTTACTCTACCGGACGATGAGTTCTATGAGGTTGAACGACTGAGACAACAGGCAGACCACTCCGGGCAGATGGATTCGTTTTATCAATTCTTAAAGACTATAATGCCATGAGACTACATCAAGGCTTACTCAATCAGGATGACAAAGACCCTGTTAAATTAGATGGACTACTCAGTAATGCTTGGGGAGGTGTCTCTAAGTTCTTTACTGGTATATTGGATGTTGACCCTGAGCTTCAAGCAAGGAGAGATGCAAGAGATGCAGAAATCTATGAGAGTAGAGCGCAAAGTCCATTCTTTCAGGCACTCGGTTGGGGTGAAGGCAACGATGAGAGAAGTGGCAACTGGTTACAGAATCTACCTGAAAGCATCGGACAAATGTATCGAGATGGAGCATACATGGCTACCAATCCCGGCCCATCAACTGAAGCTATAGCTAGTTTATTAGCAGGTGGTGTACTTAATTTAACACCAGTAGGTGGATTGCTTAGTGAGGATGTAGGTGTTGAACAACGTGAGATGGCTAATCAGTTTGGTTCATATCTTACAGACACGTTTGGTTCATGGGAAGGATTCAAGGAAGAGTTTAGGAAGAACCCGGCTGAGATAATATCTATGGCAGTTGGTGCAGGGTTTGGGGTTAAAGCTCTAACCAAAGTAGCAACTAATCCTGCTGTACAAGCTAAGTTCATGAATGAGATGAATGGCATAGTAGCCGCCGCTAATCAAGGTCATTACGGAATGCAGTCACCACTCATTACTTGGCAAGGTAACAACAGAGGTGCAATCTTCAGACAATTAGACATGGATGCTATAGGTTCTAACTCAGGCACAATGGTTCAAGGTTGGGGTCAATACGTTAGTGGAACTAAGCATGAAGGTAAGCGATATGCAAGACATGATGCCGACATGCTTGACGAGTTCGATGAGCTTATGAAGTTAGAAAAAGACCCACTTATTAAAGAGATATTAGACAGGGCCGCTAGTGGTTATTACCCGGACACAATCCGAGCTGACGTTATAGCTAATTTAACAGACCCTGCTGACATTGCCAAAGCTAACAAAGCTCTCTATGAGATTGAAGGTAGATTCGATACAGCAGATAACCAACTGTATGAGATTGATTTAAGTGACGATGCAATCAAGACATTCATTAATCGTGAGGCTAAGAAGGCAGACCAAAACCCAATGGTTCAAAAGGAAATGGAGAGACTTGGGTTAGGAGATGATGCTACCGGGCAGACCCTTTATGATGAATTAGTTAGGAATGCTATGGATATGAACCAACCTGCAATTGTTGGACGTTCTCCGGGATTGAGTATGTTTGACCTGCTAAGAAGGTCTCAAAAGGCCGCATCACTACATCTCAATAGCTTAGGTATTAAAGGTATGTCATTCACAGATAGGTTCACATCAGCACGTAATCTTGCCGCAGGACAGGATGCAGGAAATCCTCGTAACTACGTCTTGTACAGCGATGACACTACTAAGATATTAAAACGTCAGGACATAGACATAGATAAGAACACACAAACAGCCGCAGGTGTTGAACAAGGTATACTTACTCTGCCACTAGATGAAGGTTCTGTTAGATTAAGCAACAGAGTAACAGAGCAGAGAGCTTTAGCTGAAGGTACATTTGATAAAGGTGGTACGATAGTCAAGGGTGAGAACAACATTATTATTCCTGACATTGACCTCAGAAACCTTGAAGGCTTCCCATATGTAGCTACTTACGCAGACTTATCTCGTGCAGGTGGATACTTGACACACGTTAATGGCACTAAGTTTCCTAACCCGGTGAAGCTAGAAGGTGGACAGGACTTTATGATTATCCCGGAGAACGTAGACAGAGGTGTTCTATGGGCCTCACACAGAGATGCTATTAGTTCAATCATACGACAGGCCGGTGAAGCTAAACAAATGTATGGCAAAGACCCAATCTATTTACCATTTAGAATGTCTCCTACTGGCTTAGACTTCAGTCACCAAGTAGTAGATTCAATGTTGCAGTCAGCATTACAAGGATTAAACAGGTCTCAGAAGACCAAGCTAGACAAAATGATTAGGACTCAATCTAAGGATTTAGAGACAGGCAAGAACATTAATCAGAAGTGGAAAGGCATAGATGCAGAGAATCCATTACTCGGTTCAAATGGTGCAGAGCGCAAAGCTATTGCAAGAATTATTGATGTTAACTTCAGAGATGGTGCAGGTATCTATACTAAAGGTGCAGACAATGGTGTCTTATCATGGACAAAAGCTAGACTAGCAAACACAGACCACAGGCAATTAAACAAACAAGAGGGTACACTACAAAATGTAGGACAGATTGAATTGAATAGCACAGACCACGCAAGGAGACACACAAGCTATGATTCATCATTGCCCGGCGCACCAGTTGGTATATTAAGTCATGACCTACACATCTCAGACTTAAATCCTATTATTGCATCAGGTGGTCAACGAGCAGGACAGAGAATTACAAGAGAAGGGTTACTACCAAATGAGACTAGACAAATTAATACATCAAACCACATGGGATTAATCTCTCATGAAATGTTGATGCGGATGGAAAAACAAGGATTATTCAATTAATGGATGATATACTATTGTTAAATTAAACAGGAGCAGGGCATGGATGAGGAAAGAATAAAACAAATCATTGCTGAGTTATTAGGCAAAGCTTCGATTGCAGAAGGAGTACAAGGAGGTTCATTATTAAGTGGTCTTGATACTCCTGAAGATAGGGAAGGCTCATTTATCGAAGGTATTTTGGGTGCAGGGCCATGGTTAAAGAAACAATTTGATGAGTATGGAAAAGCATCTAGAGATGCCGCTCAGGTTATAGATGACTTCTTACCGGGAGCTGTTACAACTAATACTGGTGAGGAGTACCAAACGGATATTGGAAAGACATTAGCAACACGTGATGCCGCTCAGGCCGCCACCGGAGGACTTCTACCGGGAACACCTGCATACAGAGACTATATGATGAACATGGGTCAGGGTATGGGTAATGAGTACACACTTGGTATTGATGGGAAAGATTATGGTTACAACTTTACTGGTGATGGTTTAGGTGAAGTAGGAATGGCACAGTTCAGAGACCGCAACAACATTACAGCTAATACTGGTGGAGGAAGCGATAACTTAGGCTTTGGTCAATATCAAACAGACTTACAGTCAGACTTCACAGGTGGATTTGCAAGTCCTACTAACCCACAGGGTCTTGAGACACCTGCCTTGAGACACAGCATAGGCGAGATAATGGCTAATTTAGACCCACAAGAACAACAAAAAGTTCAAATGATATTACAGAGTATGAATCAGGAGCAACAGAAAGTATTCATAAATGGGATGATGAATGGTAATATTGATGCCGGTGGATACGAAGTACAAAACCAATATAGATTGGGGTACTAATTATGGCTTTAAATACTTACACAGCACTAAAAGCAAGTGTAGCTGATTTCCTAAACAGAGATGATTTGACAGCAGTCATACCTGATTTTATAGCGTTAGCTGAAGCACAAATTAACAGAGATATACGTCATTGGAAGATGGAAGCACGTTCAAGTGGACAGCAATCTTCAGGTGATGAGTACATGCAAATACCTGCTGATTGGGTAGAAACAATTAGATTACATCTCACAGGAACAGGAACTACAGTAGTTAATTTAGTTTCAAGAGATTCCATGGCTGACAAACGTTCAGCACAAGAAGACACAACAGGAACACCAATAATGTACACACACGCAGATGGACAATTCCAATTGTACCCAACTCCGAGTACCGACACAGATTTTGAGTTGCTCTACTTTCAGAAGATTCCATCTTTAAGTAGCAATTCAGATAACTGGCTTTTACTAGAAGCACCGGATGTATACCTCTACGGAGCGTTATTACATTCTGCGCCATATCTAGCGGAAGACCAACGAGTAGCTGTATGGGCGCAGATGTATTCTGCCTCTGTTCAGCGTTTAAATGAAGTCTCTGAAGATGCTAGGTTTAGTGGTTCAGGACTTAAACTTAAAGTGAGGGGATTAGTATGAGTTTTACAAACTTTTTAGAAACAGAAATATTAGACCATGTATTTGCAGGGGCGGCTTACACAGCTCCCGGTACTAAATACTTAGCGTTGTTTACAGCAATCTCTGATGGTGAGGCAGGTTCAGTAACTGAGTTATCAGGTTCTGCATATGCTAGACAATCAGTTGCATTTACAACTTCAGGTAACACAACTTCAAACAATGCGGCAGTAGAATTTCCAACTGCTACAGGTTCTTGGGGTACAGTTACTCATGTTGGTGTATATGATGCATCTACATCAGGCAACTTAATGGCTTATGCGACTTTATCGTCAAGTAAAGCTATTGCTACTGGTGACGTATTTCGTGTTCCATCGGGTGACCTAGATATAACGCTTAACTAAAACGAGCCAGTAAATGGCTTTTGAATATAGTGAATCGGTCTATGGTGTAAGAACCTATGGTTCGAGTGTGGGTGAGGTTATAAATGCTTCAGCCACAGTAACTGCAACATCGTCTATTGCCAATGTAAATTGGGTAGTAGCGATAGGAGCGGCGGCATCCATGACTTCTACATCTGCTACTACTTGTAGTGGTGAAGTTGTAATCTTAGAAGAGACAGATGTTTTCTCCTATGGTTCAGGCTTGTATGGACAGAACGAATATACTCAAGGTGATTTACAGACAGTAGTAACTGCTACGTCTGCTGTAACAGCATCATGTGAAAGGATACTACTTTCAGGTGCATTATCAGCAGGTGCATCAGGATTCGCCGCTATAGGTGGATTCTTAGGTAATGCATCAGCAACTGTAACAGTTACGAGTGGTGCAACAGCAGATGGTCAAGTGGTTGGTGAGAGAAGTGCAACTGTTACAAGTGCTTCATCAATCACAGCTAATTCAACGTGTACGTTCAACTTTACGATACCGATTGCAGTCGCTTCGGCTACAACCTGTACCGCAGAGGAGTTCTTCCTTGAAGCATCGGACAAGATGGTTTACGGACATGGTATTTATGGTGAACAGGTTTATGACCAATCAGACCTACAGACAGTTGTAACAGCGACATCGAGTGCTACAGCTACTTGTAATAGAGTACAGAACATTCTGCAAACGACAGTCTCTGTTGTTGCAAATGTAACGTGTGTCGCTAGGAGAGTACCTGAAGGTTCTGCTTTAATTGATGGAACTTCGACAACTGTAGTAACCACTACAGGAAATGGTGCTAGGGTAAGAACAAGTGGTGCAACAGCTACTCCTGAAGCAACGATTGCAACAGCAGGTCAGGTAGTTGGAGAAAGAAGTGCGACAGTAACTGCTACATCCACAACTTCAGCTTATGCTGTGACTGTTGTGGTAGGAGAGGCTTCGCTAACAGCAACAGTAACAAGTGCGGCTATATGTAACAGGGTAAGGTTTGGTTCAGGAACACCAACAGCAGTTGCAAGTATAACTGTATTAGGATTTGCTACACGAGGTGGAATTGCATCGTGTACTCCGTCTGCATCATTAGTTGCAGACTCAGAGAAAATTTGGCAAGGAAGTACAGTTACCCAACCTGAAGCTACAGTTACAGCATCTTGTGAGAGGATACAAAGAAGTGGTGCGGCTGTAAGTGTAACATCAGGAACAGCTACTATTGGTAGAGAGAAATGGGAAATTATTACTAACGATTCAGTAACATGGACACAAATAGCGGCATAATATTATGGCATTAATACCTTTACAATTACCACCGGGAATACATAGGAACGGAACAGATTTCGAGTCTTCCAATAGATGGCGAGATGCTAGTCTTGTCAGATGGCACGATGGTTCATTAAGACCAGTTGGTGGATGGCAAAGTAGAAAGACAAGTGCATTTCCTGATGCACCTAGAGGTATGATTTCTTTCTTGGACAATTCAAGTGATTCCTATTTAGTAGGTGGTACATACAATTCACTTAAATACATTAATCCCTCACACACAGTTTATGACATTACACCATCAGGTCTAACATCAGGTAATTTGAATGGTTCACTTAACCTTGGATATGGTGGTGGATTCTATGGACATGATGAGTATAGTAGAGAACCAACAAGTTCAGGTATTTACGCTGAAGCGACAACATGGGCATTGGACACATGGGGTGAGTACCTTCTAGCGTGTTCATCTAAGGATGGAAGGATTCACGAGTGGCAACTCAATACAGGGGTAGTTGCACAGGTAGTTGCTAATGCTCCAACAGGAAATAAATCAATGGTGGTAACTGAAGAGAGATTCGTATTCGCCCTCGGAGCAGGTGGTAATCCTAGAAAGGTTGCATGGTGCGATAAGGAAGCGAACACAGTTTGGACACCTGCGGCAACAAACGAAGCAGGTGATTTTGAATTACAGACTACTGGTCAAATTATGTGTGGACTAAGAATGCGAGGTGCTACACTTATCCTGACAGATAATGATGCACATGTAGCTACTTACTCAGGGCCGCCATTCATATATGGATTCGAGAGAGTTGGTACAGCCTGTGGTGTAGCATCAAGAAAAGGAGCTGTAGCAATAGATGAGGGTGCATTTTGGATGGGCAAGAAAGGATTCTTCACATTCGATGGCTCAACAGCTAAAGAATTACCTTGTGAAGCGTTGGATTATGTATTCGATGACATTAATACTTCACAAATGAGCAAGGTCTATGCAGTACATAATTCACAACATGGTGAGATATGGTGGTTTTATCCGAGTGCAGGTAATCTTGAAAACAACAGATATATTTCATTGGATTACAAAGAGGGTCATTGGAATGTAGGTGTACTAGACAGGACAGCAGGTGTTGATATAGGTGTGTTTAAAAATCCTATATGGTGTGATGCAGATGGTGACTTATACAATCACGAGACAGGACATGCACATACAGGTTCAGCCAAACCTTATGCAGAGAGCGGCCCGATTAGTCTTGGAAATGGCGATACTATAATGAAAGTTACTCAGCTCATACCTGACGAAACGACACAGGGAGAAGTTAATGTAACCTTTAAATCAAGATTCTATCCGAATGCGACAGAGACATCGCATGGTGCTTATACTCTGACGAATCCAACAGATGTTAGATTTAGTGGTAGACAAGTAAGAATGAAGGTTCAGGGTGTAGGAAACACTAATTGGAGGTCAGGAGTTATGAGAATAGAAGCTAATGCAGGAGGAAGACGATGAGTGTAGCAACACCTCCACCACCATTAGGTAGTAACTGGAAGATATGGGGAGAACGTATCATTAAGTATCTAACATCTACTAGAAATACATTACAGCATAAAGATTCTGATTCTAAGGCAACTGAAAATGGAATAATTATGTGGGATGAAGCTCAAGGCACAATAGTAGTATCAAAGAATAATGCTTGGGTAAGGATAGAATTAGACCCATGAGTATACAAGAAGATTTAATGCGTGGTAAAGACTGGATAGAGTCAGCTCTTAAAAAAGGTGGCGAAACGCATAACTTTAAAGACATAGTAGATGGTGTAATGAAAGGAGATTTTCAACTATGGATGGGGTCAAACGGATGTGCAGTAACTGAGATAGTAGTGTATCCTAATAAGAAGGTACTTCATGTATTCTTAGCAGGTGGCGATAAAGGCTACGGAATTAAACAGATTACAGACATGCATGATGATGCAATAACTTGGGGTAAACACCAAGGATGTATAGGGATGACTGTTACTGGTCGGAGAGGGTGGAAGAAGATTCTCGAACCTAAAGGTTGGTCAGAACAGTTTACAACTTTATTAAAGGAGTTTTGACATGAGTAGCGGCGGCGGAAAAGGCGGTAAGAAAGAAACAGCAACAACGATACCTGATTGGGTTAGAGGCCCGGCAGAGCGAAATTTACGAAGAGCTGAACAGGTACAGCAATTAAAATACATGCCATACACAGGCCCACAGGTTGCGGCCTTCAATGAAACACAAAATGCGGCAATGAACAATAACATTGGTGCGGCAAAAGCATTTGGTTTGCTAGACCCTAATAGCACACTATCAGCTACAACTGGAACACCTACTCCAACAGAATATGCCGGTGGCTTTAAAGGTTATGGCTCTATCGGACTATATGACCAAGCTTTAGCAGAACTTACAGCTAGAGACCCTGCAAACATGGCGGCATACAACAACCTATTTGGTAATGCTATACCTGCTAATGTAGCACGTGGTGGTGGAGGCGGTGGAGGCGGTGGAGGTTTTAGACCTTCAAGAGGCCCAAGTGGTGACCCAACATTTGTACCTAATTATGATGTTTCTACATGGTCACCGGCATTACAGAAAAGTCATGGAAAGCAAATAGCGGCAAATAGTACAGTAAGTGAATCAGACAACGCATATCGAAAACAGAAATCAAATTTTGGCACGACAATGGGTAGTGGTGGAAGCTATAAAATACTACGTGACCGAAGTGGCAAAGTGAGGGGGTTATAATGGCAAATCAAGGACTACCCGGCGGACAAACAGCTCCACCAAACATTAACAGCCTAGCGGCTCAGGGCATACAGGGTGCAGGGATGGGTACTGCATTAGGCATGGGATATACTCCAAGTCAGGTTGGTGTGGCAGGTCAAAGTGCTTCAGTTACTCCAACTAATGTAACAGGAACTAACGTTACAGGAACGAATGTAACACCTAATCAATTAGCTACTACAAGTCTAGCTCCATACATGAATCCTTACACTTCACAAGTTATTGATGCTCAACAAGCAGATATATTGAGAGGAGCAAACATAGGTCTTGACCAATTAGGCACACAAGCTCAACACGCTAATGCTTTTGGTGGCTCACGACATGGTATAGCTATGAGTGAGATGGGCAGAGGTGTAGCAGACATGATGGGTCAACAATCAGCAGGACTTAGACAAGCAGGTTATCAAAACGCACAGAATGCGGCGATGCAAGATATTGGTTTAAATATGCAAGGACAAATGGCGAATCAAGCTAATAACATGCAAGGACAATTAGCAAACCAACAAAATGCATTACAGGCAGGTCTAGCTAATCAATCAGCAGGAATGCAAGGACAACAGTTAAATCAACAAGCAGGATTACAGGATATATCTAATCAACTACAAGCTTCACTAGCTAATCAAACAGCAGGTCTACAAGGTAATCAGCAAAGGTTAGGAGCGGCTAATCAATTAGGTCAATTATCTAATCTTGGATTTGGAATGGGCCAACAAGTTAATAGAAACCTTTCACAACAAGGCGCACAGCAACAAGCGTTACAACAAGCTCTATTTGATGCGGCACAACAACAATATCAAGGATTTGTTAATCATCCTGCACAGGGTCTTGGTTATGTAACAGGCGCATTGAATGCCAATCCTGTTAATACACCAAATACAGTAACACAAACGAAGACACCGGGTCTGTTTGATTACCTAACACTAGGTGCAAACGCTTACACCGGTAATGCGGCTTAGGAGATAGAGATGAGTTTAGGACTAGGACAAATGTTAGGAGGAGCTTTACTTGGAAGTGGCCTGTTAGGCGGTAATGACGAGGACGAAGAGAAACAAGGCTTCATGAGTGGTCTTACAAACATTAGTAACTCGATGTTTGCCGGGATGTCACAAGAACAGGTGTACAGACTAGGACAAGGCTTCAATACAATGCGTTTAGAGCCTGACCAAGCTATGCACGAAAGTTTTGAGAACAGAATTAGCGATATACGTGCTACTGATGCCGCATCTGCGAACAAAAACGCTACTGTAGAAGCTTTATTAGGTATGACTTCAGATAAATACCCTAATGGTAGAGTAGATTTAGCCGCTATGGTTAAACAGGGAGTGTTACCACCTGCTGAAGCTATCTCAATGGCTATAAAAGTTGAGCCTATGTCAGCATTTGCAGAAAAAATGCAATGGTTAAAAGATAATCCGAATGCTAGTGATGAACAGAAAGCATTAGCCGGTATTACTGTGCCTATTCAAACAGAATTTGACAAAAAATTTGAATTATTTACTGATGATAGTCCAGACAGTATATTAACTGCACAGCAAAGAGAAATTGGATTAGACCAATTATTAGGTACTGCTGTTACAAGAGAAGCCTTTGAAAAGAAAATAGATATGTACAATGAATTAAAAGCAAAAGGCCCAATATCTCCTAAGATGTTGGAGTTACTTGGAATACCTTCAGAGAGACAATCAGACTTTGAAAAGAAAATGGACGAATTAGAGTTACTAGCACAAGAAAGCGGTATGAAACCAAACGAGCTAATGAATAGAAAGATAGATTTAATATCTAATTACACAGCCGATGATGGTATGACTGATGCTATTAAAACTATGAATTACAGAGCTAAACAAGCAGGACTCATACCGGGAACAGATGAATACAAAGCATTCTTTCGTGATTATGGTGGTGGTGATACAAATGTTAATGTTGATTTAAGTCAAGCTGATATAAGTGATGCTGAATATGATAAAAAATTACAAGCCGCTTTAGTTGTTGAAGATATGAAAGACATTAAAGCAGTTAGAAAAGCAGAAGCTAACATAAGAAAATTAGACCAAGTGTTACAAATTATTACAGAAGGAGACCCGAACTTAGGTGCATTAAGCGGTTTTTATCAGACAGTAGACGAAGTTATGGCTAAGTTTGGCTTGTCAGAAGAATCTGCTAATTCAGCAACAGATACACAATTACTCGAAGCTTTACTTGGTAGTGATGTATTTGGAATGATTGCCATACTAGGTATCGGCGCACGTGGTATTGATACACCGGCAGAGAGAGATTTCTTGATTAAGGTTATGACTGGTGAAAGAAAAATGACACCTGAAGCTCTCCACAGAATGACTTTGTACAGACGTAAATATTCAAGAATGGTAATTGAGGCATACAACAAGGCTTTAAAAGATGGTTATTATGATGATTACCAAAGAAGCCGCAAACTTAAACACATAGATGTGAAGCCATTAGAGGCATGGAAACCACCTGAAGTAGAAAACATACTTTCAGTAGAACGAGCTAATGAATTAGCAGATAAATATAATCTAAAATAAAGTATGCCTACATTAGAAGAACTTTATACAGCACTCAATAAAGCAGACAAAGCAGGTAATATTGCTGATGCTCAAGAGATAGCCGCTTTAATTAAAGAGCTGTATCCTGAAGGTGAAGTGCAAACTCACTCACAAGAAGTTATAGATGCCGCTTATATTGAGTCAGAAGGGTTAGGTAATACAGATGTTCTAGTTAATGAACAGTTACTTGCAAACACAGCAGACAGCCAAATAGTACCAACAGCTCAACATCAGTTAACTAATGATGGTGTTATACCTCCGGCTACAGCCGCAGAAAACATAACTCAACAAACAAGACCTGCACAAGAATTACTCGCTACATTAGATGAGGGTCAAATAGTAGTACAAAGTCCTATTGGCATAATTCAATATGTAGACCAACCTAATCGTATCGTTACAGATAATGAAGACGTAGTTGCGGCGGCTATGGCATACTCAAAAGGAGAAAGCGAGATACATCCTTCTGAGGTACATGCAAAAGTGAAAGCAATGGAGAATGTTGGCTTTACACAGAACCCAATTAATTACATGGCAGGTCTAACAGGAAACATTGTCGAAGGTGGTCTAGGCTTAGGAAGTTACAGAGATGAATTTATGGGAGCTATGAACGATGGTGTAAACTGGTTATACCATGCCGCTACTGGTCAAGGAGATTTTGCTGACCAAGGTGGAGGAACATTTACTAAACCCGGTCTCCCGGAAAACCTATTAATGACTGGTGATGAAATCTCAGCTAAGTCAGCGCAAATTGATGCAGATTTCGATGAAGCTTACGGAAAATCCGCAATAGCCGCTAACGTAGCAGGTGGATTACTGACTGGTTACATGGCAGGTTCAACTAAAAAAGCACAACAGCTTTATAAATGGATTAATGGCTTACCTAAGTTATGGAAAGGAATGACATTGTTTGGTACTGGTGGCATAATAGGTGGTACAGAAGGTACTGTCTATGGATATGGTGCAGGTGAGGAGGGTGGAAGAGTTGATGAAGCTATTTCTCAAGGTATATGGGGAGCAGGATTAGGCTCAGTTGCAAACACAGCAATAATGCCTATACAATATGCATGGTCAAGAATAGGAAATGGACTTAAAGATAAAAGCACAGAAGCTATAGCATCATTGTTTGAAGTCACAAAAGATACCGCAAAAATTATTAAAGAAACTATTGGTGAGACAGGTTCAACGCTAGAGGATATGTTAGCAAATTTAAGAAGAGCCGGTAATGAGGGGATGATTGCAGATGCAGATATAGCCACACAAGTTATTACAGATGCAGTAGCGGCGGCAGGTGGAGAAAGTGCATCAGCAGTCAATACAGCATTAAAGACTAGGGTTAATACCACATATCAAAATCTAGATACTGCAATGAATCAGAATATAGCTGATTTACCATACATGAAAGACCATCCTGATATAAAAGCAGACCCGGCTGAGATAGCGGCAGAAAACGCTAGAAAGTCTAAACCGGCAAGAGATAAAGCATATAAAAAAGCATACGCTCACCAAATTGATTATTTAACTCCGAAAGGAGAAGCAGTTAAAAAAGCTCTAGATGATATTGATGAAGATATATTGACTGAAATACTAAGCGGTATTAACAAAACAATCAGAAAATCCGGTGATGATATTACTGAATTAACTCTTAATCGTACTACTGATGCGGCAGGTAAAGAGATAATTAGTTTGGGCCAAATGCCTACTATGAAACAGCTTGATTACATCAAACGTGCATTAAGCGATATAGCATACAATTCACCGGGTGTTCCGGCGGTAGGACAAATCTTACCTGCACTAAGTCAACGAGCAAAAGATGCTTTAGGATTACGTCATGCATTATCAGAAGCCTTGAAAAAAGCAAATCCTGCTTATAGGAAGGCAGTCAAGCTAGGACAAGACAAAATAACACGTGAGAACGCTTTAGAAATGGGTTACAGCATGTTAGATGGTCATATATCACCTGCTAACGTAACAAGAATGCTTAAAGATGCAGGAGAAGCTGAGTTAGCACACGCTAGGATGGGTATAAGAGCAAATCTAGAGGCTATTATTGGCAGGATGCAACCAACACCTTCAAGAATGCCGAACTCTAAAGAATTAGATACAATGTGGAAACAGCTATCATCTAGAGATAACCGCTCAATATTGAAATTAGTGTTAGGGCCAAAAGAATTTAAAAAAATGGTTAAAGAGCTAGACAAAGCAGAAGTAGCTATTAAATTAAGAATCTCAGTAGCAGAAAATAGTAAGACTGCTATACGTAGCAATGTTTACAAGTCTATTGAGGATGTTACTGACGAAGCCTCTACAATTAGACAAACATTGGCAGAGGGTAGAGGAATAGAAGCAACAAGAAAAATTATACAAAGAATTAACGAAACACAAGCTATTTCTAGAAAACATAAAAAACTTGTTTTAAAAGAACTTGCAAACGCTATGACTGGTACAAAAGGAAAAGCGGCTATGGCACAGCTAAAAGAAGTTTATAATGCTGTTAAGAATGGACAGCAAACAATGGAACATATTGAATATCTATCTAATTTACTAGCTACACGTATTAACTTAAATCTAATATCAGCATCAGTAACAAAAGGCAGAGAAATTAGAGATTACGTCCAAGGGGAAGAATAATGAAACAAGAACCAATGACAGAAGACCAAATTCAAAGTATAGCTAAGGATGCTCTAGATGCCGCAAAATCATTCGTTGAAAGTGAAATAGCTGACGATAGAATTAAATCTCAACGCTACTTTGAAGGTGAGACAGACATAGGACAAGAGGATGGACGTTCAAAAATCGTTTCTACAAAGGTCAGAGACACTATTAGAGCTATTAAACCTAGCCTTATGCGTGTGTTTTTATCATCAGAGAACCCTGTAGAGTACATTCCTACGAGTCAGGAAGATGTATTAGGCGCAGAACAGGCCACTAAATACGCTCATTGGAAATTTCAACAGTTAAGTGGTTATAAGTTACTTAACGATGCTATACACGATGCTTTAGTTAAAAAAACAGGTGTAATAAAGATTTGGTGGGAAGAGAACACTTCAGCCACTATTCATACATACACAAACGTAACAGAAGAAGAAATGGCGGCTATTGTCAATGAAGAAGATGTAGAGGTCATTGAGCATACTGAAGAAACAGACATTGAAATTGATGAAACAGGTGTACAAACACAGTCAGCTATGCATTCACTTAAAGTAAGCCACACAAAATCAAATGGTGAGCTAATGATGCAATCTGTACCTCCTGAAGAGTTCTTAGTAGATAGAAACGCAAAGAGCATCGAGGATGCATATATTGTAGCGCATAGAACAGAAATGCGTGTAAGTGATTTAGTAGAGATGGGTTATGACTTTGAAATGATTTCAGAATTATCAGGTTTAAGCTCAGATGATTCTTATTCAGATGCAGAGGATTTTGAACGTAAAGGTTATGAGCAAGAAGAAGACGAACAAACAGCAGACGTTTCAATGAAAAAAGTAGCTGTAACTGAAGCCTACATGAAAATGGATAAAGAAGGTACTGGTGTTGCTATGATGTACAAAATACTAATGGCAGGTGGAGATGACACAGTTTTAGAGTGTGAGCCTTATGGTGATGTTCCATTTGCAGTATTTGAAATAGACCCTGAACCACATACATTCTTTGGACGTAGTGTTGCAGACCTAGTTATGAATGACCAAGACTCTTCAACTGCTATGCTTAGAGGAATGATGGATAACGTAGCTTTAACTAACTCGCCTAGACAGGGTTACGTACAAGGTCAGGTCAATGTAGACGATTTAATGAACAATGAGATTGGTGGATTAGTTAGAATGAAGTCACCACAGGCTCTCGTAGATATTGCAACACCATTTGTAGCAGGACAAGTTCTTCAAGCGATGCAATACATGGACGATGCTGTCGAAGCTAAAACTGGAGTAACTAGAGCTTCTATGGGCCTAGACCCTGATGCATTACAGAACACTTCAGCAACTGCGGCACGATTACAAGCTCAACAAGGTTCAGCTCAGATAGAGGTTATGGCTCGAAATATTGCCGAGGGCGGCATGAAACGTTTATTTAAGCTAATGCTCAACATATTAGTAGAAAATAGCTGTGAAGAGACCTTAATGCGCTTACATGGCAATTTCCAACCAGTAGACCCAAGAGTTTGGAACACAGCTATGGATATACAGGTAAATGTGGGTGTTGGTACAGGTCAGGAAGCTGAAAGACATGCGGCTTTAGGTCAAGCTCTTACAATGCAGATGCAGATATGGAGTCAATATGGCAATGGCAATGGTTTAGTTACAATGACTGGAATACGTAACACACTAGGTGATATGTTAGCTTTACAAGGTGTTAAAAATGTCGATAGGTATTTCCAACCTATTAATCCTGAGATTGAAGCTCAGTTAATTCAACAGCAACAAGAAATGGCGGCACAGTCTCCGGAAATTACTGAAGCTGAGGCTCTAGTACAAGCAGAACAGTATAAAGCTGATAAAGCCGCAGAAATGAATATGATTAAACTTCAAATTGAAGCTCAGAAGGCTCTTGCAGTAGATGATAGAGAGCGTGATGCATTAGACCAAGAATTGATGATTAAAGTAGCAGAAATATTAGGAAAATATGGCACTCAGGTAGATACTGCAAAAATTAAAGCGGCTCAACAAGAGTCTAGATACCCACAAGAATCACCTGCAAAAGCAGTAGAGGGAGGTAGATTCTAATGGCTAACAAACTTTCAATTGTAGAGAAATCTGCTAAGATAAAGACATTACAGGCTGATGATACGTTTAAATTGGTCATAACAGAAATCACGAATCAGCAAGTTGCTGTGTTCGTAAACGCTGATTCAACAGAGGAACAGCGAGGGGAAGCACATGATGTTATTCGTGCTTTGAGAATGATTGAGGATTATTTCGACTCGGTACATACCGATGAAGTAATGCAAAATCGCAAACGTAAGAAATAGGAGACAGCATCGTGGCAAAAGACACAACTGAAACCAAACCAATCAGCACCATAGAGGATGCTGTAGAGAGCATTGTTGCTCCAAGTGAAGAACCAACTGAAGAAGTTTTAGAAGTTCAGGCAACAGAAGAGGCTACTGAAGAAGTAGAAGCTACTGCTGAGTCTGAGACTGAAGAAGTTGAAGAAGATGAAGAAGTTGAAATTGAAGCTTCTGATTCGGATGACGAAGACCTTATAGAAGAGCCAAGTCAAGAAGAGCCTGAATTACATTTTGTCAAGGTAGATGGACAAGAGAAACAGGTAACCTTAGAAGACTTAAAGCAAGGCTATAGTGGACAAGAGTACGTCCAACAAGGTATGCAGGAAGTTGCGGCGGCAAAGAAAGAAGCCGAAGCAGTCTACACAGCCTTGAATAATGAACGTCAGCAGATGGCTGATTTATACAATCAACTCCAAAATGGAGGATTTGCACCTGCGCCAGTTAAACCTACTAAAGAGGAATTTGATGCTGACCCTATTGGGTACATGCAAAAGAATCTTGAGTATGAAGAGGCAAAGGCTAGTCATGATATGCAAATGGCACAACTCCAACAGGCTTCACAGCAAAATAGTGTGGCCCAACAGAACGCTAAACAAGCTTATCTTACAGAACAATTGCAAATACTCCAAAAAGAAATCCCTGAATTTGCGAATAAAGATTCACGCACAAAATTAAGGGAGCAGTTAGTCAGAACCGGTCAATCTAAGTATGGTTACACTACTCAGGAAATTGACCAAATATCTGACTATCGAGCGATTAAAGTATTGCACGATGCTATGAAGTATCAGGATATTATCTCAGGTAAATCAAAGGCCCAAGTGAAAACTAAGTCTGCGAAACCTATGGTAAAGCCGGGTGCTAAGAAAATGGCAACTCCAAATGCGAAAATACGTTCACGCCAATCGGCAAAACTAAAGGAAACTGGTAGCATCGATGATGCTGTCAATTTAATTATGCAAAACTAATGGAGAAATATTATGGCACAGCCAAGTAATACTTTCGACAGTTATGATGCAGTAGGTATTCGTGAGGACTTGGAGAACGTTATTTATGACATCTCCCCTGAAGAAACACCTTTCTACTCAAGCTCGAAGAAAGTAAAAGCAAGTAACACATACCATGAGTGGCAGACAGATGCGTTAAGAGCATCTGCGGCTAATGCTCATATAGAGGGTGATGCAACAACAGCAGAAGCTAGAGTTGCGACCACTCGTCTAGGTAATTACACACAAATCTTTAAAAATGCGGTGGTTATTCCTGATACCGACTCAGGCTTAGATAAAGCAGGTCGTGCATCAGAGATGGCATATCAGACTTTGAAGATTGCAAAAGAGCAAAAACTCGACATCGAGAAGGCACTCTTTGACAACAACAAAAGAGAAGCAGGTTCAGCATCTGCGGCTCGTGAATTAGCAGGAGCGCCATGTTGGTTTACTTCTACTATTCAAAACAAGGGTTCAGGTGGCGCACATGCGGCAGGAACAGGAGCTGATGCTCGTACAGATGGAACGCAATCTGCGTTGACTCAAGCTAAATTCGATGCGGCTATGCAGTCCATTTGGGAGAAGGGTGGTAAACCTGATACTGTTTATCTGAGTGCTTTTCAGATGAATGTAGCATTAGCGTTCACAGGTAATAACAACCAACGTTCAACTGTTCAAGCAGGTGATGAGAAAGTTGTTAAATCTTTGGACATTTATGTGACTCCTTGGGGAACTATTGAGTTCATGCCTACAAGGGAGAATCGTTCTCGTGATTTATACATCATGCAGAATGACATGTGGGCAGTAGGTGTTCTTAGAGGTACTAAGAATGTTGAACTAGCCAAAACTGGTGATAATTCAACTCGTCAAGTAGTGACTGAGTTGACTCTTATTTCAAAAAATGAGAAGGCATCAGGAATGGTTGTAGACTTGTCTACTTCGTAATGAGGTAGAATAGAGCTGTGGGGAGTCCTCCTTAATCTCCCCACACTTTCATGGTAACATTAAGATGGGGAGTCTGAGTTAAGCTCCCCACCTTACAAAAGGAAAGATATGAAAATTAAAGAACAAGTACATCACGACACAAAACAAGGTAAGATAATTGTCGAGAGTACATACGATAACAACCCTGCACTTGAAAGGGCAGAACAGCTCAGAAAAGCAAAGGTTGGTATAACTGGTGATAATAAGCTAGTTGGAACGATACCAATTCACATCATCAAAATGTGGTGTGACGAAGCAGGTATCAAATGGGGTGATGTTCAAGCTCGTAAGGAGGTCGTTAAGAGAAAGATTCTTAGTGGCGATTTTGATAAACTCCGAGTATGGAAAGGAACTTTTTAATAATGGAGAGTAATAATGGCTGATACAACAACTTCAACATACTCCTTGACTAAGCCGGAAGTAGGTGCATCGGCTGATACTTGGGGTACGAAGCTTAATACAAACTTAGATACAATTGACAACCTGTTAGATGGTGGAGCGCAAATCTCACCTGATTTAACAGATTTAGAAATAGATGGCACAGTAGTTACAGCAACACCTGCTGAATTAAACTATGTAGATGGTGTTACAAGTGCTATTCAAACACAACTCAACGCTATCACAGCTAACGATTGGGTGGTAACAGCAAGAATAGCTGATGATGCTATAACAAATGCTTTAATGGCGGCAGATGCAATCACAGGTGCAGAACTCGCTGATGACGCTTGTAATAGTGAACACTATACTGATGGAAGTATAGATTTAGCACACCTCTCAGCAGACTGTGTGGATGGAACAAAGATAGCAGATGATGCTATTAATAGTGAACACTATACTGATGGCTCAATCGACTTGGCACACCTAGCGGCAGACTGTGTGGATGGTACTAAGATAGCAAATGATGCTATAGACTCAGAACACTATACTGATGGAAGTATTGATGTGGCTCACTTATCAGGCTCTTTGGGCGATTTAAGAAAAGGTGTTACCCATGTAGGTAGAGATGCTAATGACCATATTGCAATTGGTGCTACTGCCCACGACTTTGTTCTTGATGGTGCTGTAGATATGCGACTTGAGAATGATGGTGACTTACACGTTGAGGGTGATGTAATTGCTTTCTCAACTACTATCTCTGATGCAACACTCAAGTATGACATTAACCCTATTGACCACGCTTTAGACAAAGTGGCTCAACTTACAGGTGTTACTTATAAATACCTTAAAGATGGCATGGAGTCAGCAGGTCTACTAGCTCAAGATGTTGAGAAGGTTATGCCTTGTGCAGTAAATGAAAGAAAATTACCACT